TCCTTCGGGATAGGCCACCCCCCGTTCAGGCAAGTGTGGCCACACTCCTGACGCTGTGACCACAGGTGGGTAAAGAATGTGGTATGTTTCCTAAGTGTTACGGTAGCACGGCGGTCTCCAACACCGCAAGCCCAGGTTCGACTCCTGGAGGATTCGCGAGAGACAACTATTATTAGAGGAGGATATATGAAGACAGGTGATTTTCTACAAGCCGTCTACGGTGATGCCACCGGCATTGCAGCGTTCTCCATGCGTGGACAGTCTGGTGATTTGACTGACCAGAAGTTCTTTGAGTACCCTGCACAACTGGCAGACATGGAAGCATTGGCGATTACTAAGGCCAATGACGACCTATACTTTTCGCCAATCTTGTTTAACGCACCACGCCGTATCAAGGAGAACGCTAAGACCGTTCACGTAATCTACGCAGATGCTGACGCTTGTGGCCCAGAGAACTTCCTTGTCGAGCCATCTATCTCAGTGCAGACTTCGGATGACCGTTGGCACACCTACTGGATGCTTGACTCAGAGGTAGACCCACAGGTTGCAGCATTGCTAGCCAAGAAGATTGCCTACGCACATGCCCACCAAGGCTGTGACACCTCTGGCTGGAACACTACCAAGCTTTTGCGTGTACCTAACACCATGAACATGAAGCCGGGCAAAGAGACTCCAGTGACCGCAACTAGCACTGGCGCAATCTACTCGCTTCAGGACTTGAACGACCACTACGGCGATGTAGAGGTTGAGCCAATCCGCGACCTGTCGCTTGCTGAATTGCCAGCACAGTGGCCAGCGCTAATGGACGTAATGGCCAAGCTAAAGTCAACTCCAGAGATTATGTCTCTATACATGGACGAGCCTTCAGCGAGCGCAGACAGAAGCAAGTTGCTATGGAAACTTGAGAACCTGCTATTCCGTCAGGGCCTAACAGCCGAAGAGGTATTTGTAGTAGTTCGCAACGCTAAGTGCAACAAGTACCACAGTTCAAACCCAAAGCGCTCAGACCCAGATGGCGACCTATGGCGTGAAGTTCAGCGAGCAGGCTCTGCAACTGACGGTGGCGAAGAGTATACTCCAGTCGACACCTCTGACCTAGAGAAGCCGATTCAGATTGACCAGATTAAGCCATCATTCCTAACGGAATCAGAGCGCCTAACTGTGCAAGAGCACCGTAACTTCATTGATGATTATCGTGAATGGGCAACTAGCAAGACCGATGGTGCAATTGCGTATCAGAACGCATCTGCATGGACGCTGCTATCATGCGTGTTCTCGGACGTAGGCTATGCTGTACCGAAGTTCGGCAGAATGGGTCTGAACCTTTGGTTCATGGTGCTTGGTGAGACTACCCTAACTCGTAAGTCTACCTCTCGTAACCTCATGCTTCGTGCAGTTCGCATGTACGAGAAGTTCTCTGGCTACCAGATTGATATCGGTTCGGATGCGACACCAGAAGGTCTGACTTCGATTCTTGCAGAGCGAGACGGACAGACATCTTTGCTACACCGAGATGAAGTCCAGGGTATGTTCAAGGACTTTATCAACAAGACCTATATGGCATCTGCAGCAGAGCGATTCACCGAACTTTACGATGGCCACGTACCTGTGACCATTCGTTCCAGCAAGGGCAAGACTCAGACCGAGCGAGCAACTACCAACTTCGTGATGTACCTAATGGGTATCACTAGCAAGACTGCAGACGTTCTAACCACCGAGTACTTCCGCTCTGGATTCTTGGCACGATTCATTTACGTAACTGCTCCAACTCCACCACGTACACGCGAGTCTGAGGATATTCAGCAGGCAGACGAATACGAGACTGTAGTTCGTGACGAAGTTCTTGAGTCTATGATGAAGCGTCTATCTGATAGCGTTATGTTCTGGCAGAAGAAGAGCAGTAGCAAGCCAGTTCCAGTTCGCATGAGCCAGCCTGCACTTGAGCGATTCAACCAGTACAAGTGGGAGATGGGCAACTTTGCCGAGAACCACCCAGAGCGTGAATCTATTGAGCCATCTCGCCAGCGTCTAGCACTCTCCGTGTGGAAGTGTGCCGTGTTGCTTGCTATGGTAGAAAAGTCAGAAGAGGTAAAGACCCGTCACCTGCTAACTGCAATCATGTATTCAGAGGAATGGTTTTGGAACTTGACCCAGATGGCTGGAGCAATCTCTGCCTCAGAGTGGCAGCGAGATGTTGACCGTCTGGAGACTCTAATCATGGACAAGGGTGGACGAATCCGCTACGAGGACGCTTACAAGAAGTTCAACAACAAGCGTAAGCGAGAGTTCGATGAGATGATTCAGGCTCTTCACTCGCAGGCTAGAGCGCAGATAGTAATTGAAGAACGTAAGACATACTTGGAGGTGATTGTGAATGGATAGGGCAAAAGAGATGCACATCGCTCAGGCTCTTAATGAAGCAATCTGGCTTCGAGATAATGTCTACTCGCTGGAGGAGGCTGAGTTGCTTGAGAGAATCAAAGCACTTGGCTCATACTCGGTCTTCTCCAGCCGTCAACTGTCTGCTATAGTAGACGGCAAGGTGCCTCATGGGCGCATTACAAAAATCATTGGCAAAACAGATAAGACTGGTGGCAATCTAAATGTTGGAACTCTTGACATACTTCGTAGTATTCTTGTTAGTCGCGCTACTGATGGCACCGACTACAGTCTCATTGCTGGCGCTGTTAGCATGGGAACATCTCAAGGGATGGTTGCAAAACTTACTGGTGTACCGCAAGGGTCTATCAGTAAAAAAATAAAGGAGAAGCATGGCTGATTTAATGGCTAGAAAAGCAAAGTTCGAGGATGTCAAGCAAGACCTTAAAGCGGTGCAGTTTCATAAAGAGCGGTATGAGAGTGGGTCCGTAGACGCACTTGCAAAACAGTGCTTTCAGTACTGGCAACTACTAAAGAACCGAACAACATATGAAGTGTACTTGGATGAAATGGAGAGAAAATCAAATGGCGTTAGTACTTAGTCTAGACCCAGGTGGCACAACTGGATACGCAATCTCAAGCGTTACCGGAGAGACACCGCTACATATCGAGCGCAGTGGTCAAATAAAGGGTGGCCTAAAAGGGTTTCTAGACTTTCACTGGGACGTGCTTGAGGACATGGAGTTCTCCGCAATTATCTGTGAATCATTCACTCTTCGTGAGGGTATCTACGGTGCAGACCTATCACCCGTGTCTATCATCGGCGCACTAGAGGCCCTCTATCCAACAACCGAGATATTCTACCAATCACCAAGCCTGAAGATTCTGTGCAGTGATGATAGGATGAAGAAGCTGGGAGTTTACGAACCCGGTAAGCCACACCGAAACGATGCTGTAAGACATGCAGTAATCAACCTGAGAAACAACAAACACATCCCAACCTTAGAGGCTGGATGGAAGGAATAACATGAAGGTCCTATTCTTAGACCTGGAAACACGTCCTAACCTAGCCTATGTATGGGGACTTTGGGACCAGAACATTGGCATCAATCAGATGGTTTCCTCAACTGAGGTCATTTGCTTTGGCGCACGATGGCTGGGAACCAAGAAGGTAATCTTTAAGTCGGTGCACCACGATGGAAAGAAGGCAATGCTTGACGAACTCCACGCTCTTATGGAAGAAGCTGATGTGCTTGTTGGCTGGAACTCACAAGCCTTTGACAGTAAGCATATCAAGCGAGAATTTGTTGAAAACGGCTACCTACCTCCATCACCATACAAAGAGCTTGACCTTATGCGAGTGGTGCGGTCGCAGTTTAAGTTCCCCTCGAACAAGCTGGACTACGTATCGCAGAAGCTCGGAGTCGGAGCAAAAGTAAAGCACTCTGGCTTTGACCTTTGGATTCGCTGCATGGCAGATGAGAAGAAGGCTTGGAAGGAGATGAAGGAATACCAGATTCAAGATGTGAACCTGTTACTTGACCTTTATGACATTCTTCTTCCTTGGATTAAGAACCACCCACACTCTGGCCTACATGAGGGTATTGATGGATGTCCAAACTGCTCCTCTAAGAACCTTGAGAAGCGTGGTGTGGCACATGTTGCAACCGTAACCTACCAGCGATTCAGGTGCAAGGATTGTGGTAAGTGGATGCGAGGTGGTAAGCCAGTTGCAAAGATTACTTATAAGTCTATCTAATTTAATTGACCGCTTCATAAAGAAGCCGGAACCGTTAGTAGAAGAGTCCGAGTTCCATGAGCTTGGAGGAAATCCAGTTGGGGTCTTTGTCAATCAGACAAAGGCTCCACTGGAGTACTATATAGATACCATTCTTGATGAAGAAGCAAACTACTACATCAGGATTCAGTACATGTGTGCGTGCGGTGAGCCTTGCTTCAGACTACTGGGAGATGACTACGGCTTCGGCTGTGACCATTGCGATTCTGTGTGCAAAGACGAGGCATGCACTAGCTGCTATAACCTAATGAGCGTTGACTTTGGAGCACCGGGGGGTGATGAAGATTCCAACATATGAATACAAATGCCCACTATGTAAACAGGATTATTCTGAAGTTCGTGGTATACTGGAGCAAGAAAAGAAAAAGCAATGCGATAACTGCAACGTTGACTACATTCGAGTGTTCGGCACTCCTGCAGTAACATTTAGCGGTTCCGGTTTTTACGCAACAGACAAAGGAAAGAGGGAGTAATGCCATACTATATTAGCAACACTCAAGAAGAGTGTAAGGGGGGCTGGGCAGTAATCAGCTCAGACCAGAAGATTCACGGATGCCACAGGAACAAGCAGGCTGCAATTGCACAGATGGTTGCAATCTCCCTAGCTGAGGATATGGAGCCTGGTGGCACTTGGCCTAGCGACAAGAAGAAGCAAGAGGCGATTGCCCGAGAGGCAGAAACCTATAATCCACCAGAGGGCGTACAGAGTGCTGCTAAGCGAGCCCTAAAGTGGATTGCCGAGGGTAAGGCTGGAAGTGGATTCACAGATGTTGGCCGGAGACGTGCTTCGCAATTGGCTGCAGGTGGTCCGGTAAGTCGCGAGGTCGTTGGCAGGATGAAGTCTTACTTCGCCAGACATCAGGTCGACAAGCAGGCAACTGGGTTTAGCTCTGGAGAAGAAGGCTTCCCTACCCCGGGACGAGTTGCTTGGGACGCTTGGGGTGGAGACGCTGGAAGCAGCTGGGTGAATGGAATTAATCTAGATGGAAAATAAGGTAACCAGTCACCCTGCCTTTAGGTCTAAGCAACTGGCCAATGACCCAGTAAATCACCCGAAACATTACGTATCTGACCCAAGCGGTGTAGAGTGCATCCAGATTACTCGACATCGAAACTTCAACATCGGCAACGCCATCAAGTATCTGTGGCGTGCAGGGCTAAAAGAAGACGCAAAGGTTCAGGACCTACGAAAAGCCATCTGGTATATTGAAGATGAAATTAAAAGGCTGGAGGCTTAATGGAAAACAAGATTACATTTAGAACCGATATGACGGTTGAGCTTATTGACCGCATGGGAGGAGATGAGTCAGTTGTTCGCAGCGCTCGTGTGTCTACTAGCAGTGATAGTCGCAATGTTGATATGGGAACCAAAGAAGAAGGACTAATCAACTACCTAATGCGTGACCGCCATGGCTCACCATTTGAGCACAACGCATTTACCTTCTTCATCGAGGCACCAATCTTCGTGTTCCGCGAGTTCATGCGTCATCGCATCGCTAGCTATAACGAAGAGTCGGGTCGATACAAGCAGCTAGAGCCAGTGTTCTACGTGCCTGGCCCATCTCGCAACCTCGTACAGGTGGGCAAGCCTGGGGCTTACGAGTTTATTCCCGGTGGCGAAGGCATGACGATTTCAACTCAAGCAGCACTAATGAATACATCAGCAGATGCTTATGAAAAGTATTTGACACTGATTGATGGCGGAGTAGCTAGAGAAGTTGCTCGCATGGCACTACCTGTGAATATCTACTCAAGCATGTATGTAACCATGAACGCTCGAAGTCTAATGAACTTCTTGAGTCTCCGCACAAAAGACGAGGCAAGTGCCTATCCATCATTCCCCCAAAGGGAAATTGAAATGGTGGCTGAAGAGATGGAAAAAATCTTTGCAGAGGCAATGCCACTAACGCACGGTAAGTTCGTGCAGAACGGCCGAGTAGCGCCGTAGATAAACCGAAACCCCCCAGTCACCTCTAGCTGGGGGTTTCGTCTTATTTACCTTGTCGGGAATAAAACTACGGCATAAATACAGAGATTGCTGATACTAGCACAGCCATGATGGCAATCGCTATTGCAACCTTGTTGCTCTTGTCATCGCGCTGGGTCTTTAGCTCCTTGACATCGAGCTCGATTTCGTTGATACGAACATCTTGAGCGTCAAACTTCTTTTCCATACGGTCCTGAGATTCGCGCATATTGCGAACGCTCTCCTCAATCCTACCAAGGGTTACATAAAGTTCCGGCGATTCTGACATATATTACTTCTCTGAGTCGTGCTTCTCTTGAAGCTTGTTGAATGATGCGTTCATCTCTTCTGTAGAGATGGTGCCATCGTTCAAGTAGTTGCGTGACATTTCTTCCGCAATTTCCATGGTACCCACAGCAGCTGCCATGACGCATGATTGCCAGAACTGAAGACCGATTGCAGAACCTCCAACAAAGGTACCGCTAATCTTCATAATAATGTACGCAAGAGTACGACCTGAAAGGTCTTTTACAATTTGCTTGTCCATTTTGCTCCAATGTTATGCGCCCATTGGGATAGTAATACCATTATAACCTGTCTAGCGCTATTCGTTGCTATTGCGAATCTTGTAGGTGAGCACCCAGATTCCAAGGGTTACAAGAATTAACATGCCTGTAACATCCCTAGCCGAGCCCTCAAGAACTAGCCACGCAACGACCATTCCAAGCAGAGTCCAAGCCTGGTCTAGGATGTCCTTTACTACGGCCTTGACTCCATTAATAATCTTCTTCATTACTTTATCTTTCTAGTAGATGCTGCTGCTGCTGATACTCCGGCAGATGCCGCTGCTGCTGTTGCCATTTGTGCTACCTGACCAACGACAACTGCAGCAACAACAGTCTCCTCGGCCTTTTCTCTTTGAGCTGGTGCCATATCAGCACCAATGTTTCCAAGGTCGTTGAAGGCATCGAGAACCGCTGCAGCTGCATTACCAATCAATGGGATTGCAGCAAGCTCAGCAGGTAGTTCCGCATCATCTGCCTCAGCGATGATTGCCAGCGCCTCTAGGGCCTTCTCATAGGCCGGTGAGCCCTGTTCAGCAACAGCGAACACCGCTTCGGCTGCTGTCTCTAGCTGAGTAAGCTGGGCATCGGACAAGCTAGATGGCTCTAGTTCTGCAATTTCATCAATAACTGTGGTAGAATGTTCCTCTACCGTTTCAACAACAGGAGGTTCTGGTGAAGCAGGAATTACTGAAGGCTCTGGCTGACTCGCTTGCTCTGGTTCTGGCTCTGACGCTTCTGTGGTTGGTTCTGGGTCTGGTATGGTGGGCTCCGTTTGCTGTGGGTCTGGGACTTGTGGCGCTTCGGTTTGCTCTGGTTCTGCTGTATCTGTTGGAGTAGGACTTGGCTCAATTGGAGCAGGTGCTGGCTCAGGGTCTGGGGTAGTCGGGAAGGGAATTGGCTGAGGCTGAGGTTGAGATTCGATGGCCGGCGGTGTTACTATCGGCGGAACAACAACGTCAATTACATCAACCGAATCAGAGCTCACATCAACCACGTCTGTAGTGTCGGTGGTATCAGTGGTATCAGTAGTGTCGGTGGTATCAGTGGTATCAGTAGTGTCCGTGGTATCCGTAGTGTCAACTGAAGCGCCACCAGCGGTTAGCTGGACTCGCAAGACCTTGACAACTCCACCGCAAGGGTCACCGAACACTCCATTATCTGCGCCTACGGTAAAAGTATTTGAACCGAGGAAGGTCGCTAGAACCGTGCTGACATTCGCGCCACAGGTAGAGTCATTCGGTGCGCCATACCAGCCAGTCACGGCAGTGAAGACCTGTCCTTCAGGAGCAGTAGCAGTAA